ACGCCGTCACCGCCACGCTGTACACCTTCGCCGGTCCCGACTCGCAGGTCGTGTTGGCTGAAGCACGCACACGCCTGGATCGCTACATCATCGAATCGCATCGTCTCGGCCGCGACGTGACCCGCTCCGGGTTGTTCGCTGCATTGCATGCCGAAGGCGTACAGCGCGTGGTGATCGACAGCCCCGCCGCGGACGTGGTGGTGGACCGTACCCAGGCCACATACTGCACCGCCGTGACGCTGGCCCACGGTGGCAACGATGAGTGAGGCCACCACGCGCCTGGTCAATGCGCGTCTGCGTGGCGCGATTGATGGGAAGAACCAGGTGTTCCGCCATCCCGGTGGCATGCTGGCAACGGTGCAGGCGGTGTATCGCACGGATGGGCAGGGACGCCAGCGCCTGAACGATGTTTCCATCACCGGTAGCGTGGTCACCCTCGCAGCGGCGCCTGTGCCCGGCGTGATCATCGACGCTGACGCACAGGTCCGGGTGCCGTCGTCGGCCAACCTGCTGCCGCCCAATGCCACCCGGGCCGAGCGCGCACTGTCGCGGGCGATCGTTGCCCGTCCGCTGCCGGTGGACATCACTGCCCTGTGGGACGCCGATCGCTGTCCGGCCGCGTTGCTGCCCTGGCTGGCATGGGCACTCTCGGTAGACGAATGGAAGGCGTACTGGCCCGAACCGGTGAAACGCGCGAGGGTACGCGCGGCGATCGCCATCCAGCGCCGCAAGGGCACGGCCGGCAGCGTGCGCGACGTGGTCGCAGCGTTCGGGGGTTCAGTGCTGATCCGCGAATGGTGGCAGCTGCAACCCAAGGGACCGCCGCACACCTTCGAAGCGGTGATGACCATTGCCAACCAGGGCGGCACCGCGGCAACCGCCATGTTCGTCGACGACGTCATCGGCGAGATCACCCGCACCAAGCCGGTGCGCTCGCATTTCACCTTCACCCAAGGCATGCAGGCCGACGCAGCAATCGGCGCGCTTGCAGCCGCACACGCCACGGCCTTCCGCCGCATCCAACTGATCGGAGAGTAAACCCCGCATGCGCTTGAAAATCACCGACGCCGGCTTCGCCAAGCTGGTCAATCCGCCGAATACCGGCACCAATGCCGTTCTGGTTACCCAGATCGGCCTGACGTCCACTGCGTTCACGCCTTCGGCCGGCCTGACCGCGCTGCCAGGCGAGATCAAACGCATCGCCACCTTCGGCGGCCAGGCCGTGGGCGATGACACGCTGCACGTGACCATCCGCGATGACAGCACGACCGCCTATTCGCTGCGCGGCTTCGGCCTGTACCTGGCCGATGGCACGCTGTTCGCCACTTACGGCCAGACCGATCCGATCATGGAAAAGACGGCGGCCTCGATGCTGTTGCTGGCCACGGATGCGCGCTTCACTGACGTGGACATCACCCAGATCCAGTTCGGCAACGCCGAATTCGTCTACCCGCCGGCCACCACCGAGGTGCTGGGCGTGGTCGAGCTGGCCACCAACATCGAGGCGGAAGACGCGGCCGACACCCAGCGCGCGGTGACCCCGCGCGGCCTGCGTGCATTCTCCGACAAGCGCTTTGGCGCAGCCGCACCGACGGCACTGGCCAGGACACTGCTGTCTGCCGCAACCACGGCCGCCGCACGCACCGCGTTGGAGCTGAAGGGGGCCGCGCTGAAGGACACCGGCCATGGCAATGGCCTGGATGCCGATACCCTGGATGGCAAGCACGCATCCGCGTTCGCCCTGGCGGGTGACTTCGCTACGGTCGGCCACAAGCATGTCATCGCAGATGTGACCGGGCTGCAGACTGCCTTGGACGGCAAGGCATCCAAAGGCACGAACAGCTTCACCGACCAGCAGTTTGTCGGCGGAACGTATCCGCTGGTGGGCTTTGGCGCCCAGGGGGCAGAGCAATCGTTCATCGGCGGCTGGGCGAACACCGGGCTGTGGCGGGTATGGAGCAATGATCGCGCGGCCAGCAGTGAGATCACCATCAAGCACGGCGATACCCCGCGCTGGAACGGCTCATCGATGTGGCATGCGGGCAATTTTGCGCCAGAGTCAAAGATGGATGTGGCGGGCGGTACGTTCACCGGCGCTGTCTCCGTCAAGAACAATTCCCTGCGCGTTTCAGGCTGGGGGAGCGTTGCAACCGACGGCGTCGTCTACTTTGGCTCGGGTGACAGCTATCTATTCAAGTCGGGCGCAACGTTCACCTTCAAGAACGCAGAAGGGGGTTTCAACGCCACCTTGAACACCGGCGGGTCCATCTGGACCAGTGGAAACTTCGATCCGGCAGGCAAGGTCAGCAAGACCGGTGACACGATGAATGGCGTCCTATCTCACATGCTTGGCGGCGCCGATACCCAACAGATCATGCAGGACTATGGCTATGCCGGCGGCGCCCTGCGATGGCGGGTCGTTCTGGACAACGGTGGTCACTACTCATTGTGGCGCTATCCACCGGGTGCTGCGATCCGTACCCTTGCATTCGACAAGAACAACGGTGCCGCCTATTTCGAAGGAGCAATCAACGCGGCCGGGAGAATACGTGCCGGGGGCGGTTTCGATCCGAACTCGCCGCAGAACGCCGGCGTGATCTCGTCTGGCTCCTACGGCGGCGCCCTTGCAATGGAGGATGGCGTTCATCACGCCTACTTCTATACGCAGAACGGAGACGCGATTGTTGGCCGAATTCGCAACGGGAACAATGGCGCCTTCAACCAGCTCTTCTACGCTGGCACCAACGGCTTCAGCACGCCAGCCGGATTCGATTTCGGCTCCTCGCGCAAACTGAAGACCATCGAAGGTCCCCAGCCATATGGTCTGGCGGAAGTGGAACGTATGGAGCTGGCCACCGGCCACTACAAGCCCGAATACAACCCCGACGGTCGTCGCCGCCTGTTCTTCGTAGCCGAACAGCTTGCCGAACTGGTACCCGAAGCCGTCAACCTGGAAGGCGTCGAGTTCAACGGCGAACGCGTTGCCTCGATCAAGCTCGACCAACTGCTGCCGGTCATGGCCAAGGCCATCCAGGAACTGGCCGCCGAAGTGCGTGCGCTGAAGGCGGAGCGCTGACATGGCCAGCGGATATCGCTCTGCAGGCGTCGACTTCGACGACCTGTTCGATCCTTACCTGGAAGGCCCCGTCGCGCAGGATTGCGGCCTGCGCGTGGGCGGCACCGACCTCAGCCGTCGCTACGCCCACATCCAGTACGGCAGCAAACGCGGTGACGTCGGCTATCGCGTCGGTGGCATGGACGTATCGAACCTGTGGGCTGCGCGTGGCAGCGCCAGCTATCGCCTGCCGTTCCATGGCCAGGGCTATTCGGCAAGCAACGGTGCCAAGACCAACTCGACCGGATCGGCATCGGCATCGGTCTCGATCGACATGCTGTCCGATGGCAACTACAGCATCCGTCGAAGTGTCACCGGCGGTGGCAACAACAGCAACACGGTCGTTGCCTCCGGTCGTTGGCTTCCGGCAGGCGCCAGCGCCTCCGAGTACGACGTGCAGTTCAGCGTAAGCAACCAGGGAGCAGCGTACTTCAGCAACAGCGCACCGTCGTTCGCCTCGCTGGCGTCTTCGCAATCTGCAGGCGTCTCCATCAGCGTGCCCGCCAGGTCCACCAGTTTTGAAAGCGCCTCCACCAGCATCAACGTCCACCTGCGTCGTGCCGGCGGCAACGCGCAGGTCTCCAGCTTCAGCGCAAGCGTCAGCGCCTCCGGCTGGGTCTGATCGATCACCGGGCCACGGCTGCAATTATCGCCGCCGTCGCCTTTCCCGAAGATATACACGTCGCCTGAATCTGCAGGCACACCACCACACCGAGGAACCTCTCCGAATGACCGAATTTCTCCATGGCGTACAGGTCGTCAACATCGACACCGGTGCCCGCTCGATCGCCGTCGCCTCCACCAGCGTGATCGGCATCGTCGGCACCGCACCGCTGGCTGACGCCGATGCATTCCCCATCAACACTCCCGTCCTGGTGACCTCGCCATCGCAGGCGGCCAAGCTGTCGGCCAAGACCGGCACCGAAGCCGGCACCCTGCCGGGCGCACTGGACGCGATCTTCGACCAGTCGTCGGCCGTCGTGGTCGTGATCCGTGTCGAGAGCGGCGCCTCCGACAGTGCCACCCTGGCCAATGTCCTGGGCGGCGTGAACGCACAGACCGGCGCTTACTCTGGCGTGCACGCACTGCTCGCCGCCAAGTCCATCGTCGGTGTGAAGCCGCGCATCCTGGTGGCACCGGGCTTCACCCACGTGCACCCGGCCGACCCGGCCAGTCCGGACACCGTGCTGGCCAACCCGGTCATCGCCGAGCTGCTCGGCATCGCCGACAAGCTGCGCGCCATCATCATCAAGGATGGCCCGAACAGCAACGACGATGCAGCCAAGACCACCACCGCACTGACCGGTTCCAAGCGTGTCTACGTGGTTGACCCCGCCGTGCTGGTGCAGCAGGGTGAAGCGATCGTCAGCCGCTATGCCTCCGGTGCCGTGGCCGGTGCCATCGCCCGCAGCGACAACGAACGCGGCTGGTGGGCGTCGCCGTCCAACCAGGAGCTGTACGGCATCGTCGGCACTGCGCGTGCGATCGATTTCGGCCTGTCCGATGCGACCAGCCGCGCCAACCTGCTGAACCAGGCCAACGTGGCGACCATCATCCGCGAAGGCGGTTTCCGCCTGTGGGGCAACCGCACCGCCAGCATCGATCCCAAGTGGCAGTTCCTGTGCGTGGTGCGCACCGCCGACATCATCGCCGACAGCCTGGAGGCTGCCCACCTGTGGGCCGTCGACCGCGGCATCAGCAAGACCTACGTCGATGACGTGCGCGAGGGCGTCAATGCCTTCCTGCGCGGCCTGAAGACGCAGGGCGCGATCCTCGGCGGCAACTGCTGGATCGACCCCGACCTGAACGCAGCGGACAGCGTGGCCCAGGGCCGCTTCTACTGGGACTTCGACTTCACCCCGACCTACCCGGGTGAGCAGCTGACCTTCCGCATGCACATGAACAACAACTACGTCTCGGAGATCTTCTAAGCATGGCGCGCAAGATCCGCAAGAACTTCAACTTCTACGTCGACGGCAAGGGTTTTGCCGGCAGCGTGATGTCCTTCACCGCCCCCAAGCTGTCGCTGAAGACCGAGGACTTCCAGGCCGGCGGCATGCTTGCCCCGACGGAGATCGTGCTGGGCCACGACAAGCTCACCGCCGAGGTCACCTTCGCCTCCGATGACGCGGAGATCATGTCCAAGTTCCACGTCATCGAGAGCAAGGAGTACGGCTTTACCGCCCGCGAGGCGCTGGAAGCCGACGATGGCTCGGTCACTTCGGTCGTGCACAACATGCGCGGCAAGGTGAAGACCCTCGACCGCGGCGAGACCAAGGTCGGCGAAAAGGGCACGGTCAAGGTCTCCCTGGCACTGAGCTACTACAAGCTGACCCATGGCGTGCAGGTCGTGCAGGAGATCGACGTGACCAACATGATCGCCCGCCAGGGCGGCGTGGACGCACTGGCCGGCATCCGCGGCGCCTTGGGTATCTGATTCCGGGCACCGCCTCGACGTACACGGGGGCGCACAGCGCCCCCGGATCCACCGCATCTCCATCGACATCCGGGAACACATCCATGTCCAGCAAGACCAAGACCAGCGCCGACACCGTCATCGAACGCGACGGCTACGCCGAAATCACCCTCTCCCGTCCCCGCCAGGTCAACGGCATGGACACTGCCGTGCTGCGCATGCGCGAACCGACCGTGGAAGACATGGAGCGCTACCAGGACGACAAGGGCACCGACGCCCAGCGCGAAGTGCGCATGATCGCCAACCTGTGCGAGATCGCACCGGATGACGTGCGCAAGATGCCGCTGCGCGATTACGCCCGCCTGCAGGCCGGCGTCGCGCTTTTTACCACCTGACCCTGCCGCAGATCAGGCAGGGAACGCTCGCCCTGGCCGGTCATACCGGCTGGGGCCTGCGCGAGATCATGACGCTGCGGGTGTCGAAGTTCATCTGGTGGATACAGGGATTGCCGGTACATGGCGAGTAACGTTCAAACGACAACGATCACGATCGGCGGCTC